CATAGGAAAGCCAAACCGGTATGGGTATCGGTACAACCTCAATCAGCCAGTAGTTTCCGGTTACTATCAAAGGTATTTGGAAAAACACCGGTTGCATCGATGCTTCCCTTTGAGCGACCAACAGCGCTTTGAATTCGAGCGAGGGATGGACAAGCTCCTACTAATGGGCAAGGTCAGCCCGGAGGAAGTCTTTAAATAATGAAATAAGCGGTTGCAAAGTCGGTATTTTCCGCAGCAGCCGCTTTTTCGCACCAAAATTAAGAAGGGAAGAAAGGCAGTTGCGAAGAGTTAAAAAAAGAACATTCTCCGGGGTAGTATGCGAGCAGGAAGTGTATGACATCCCGGATAGAATCAAGGATGTGCGCAATGCCAGACCTCCGAGACCGAGATTTAAAACGGAAGAAGAGCGTGAGCAGCACAAACTTGGGATTTCCCGCCGTCGACACGCAAGGTTGGTCAATGCCAACTTTTCCCCGACTTCGCTGTACAGCACCCTGACCTTTTCCAATGAATACGAAGTACATACCTTTGAGGAAGCAAAACGCATCCGGGACAATTTTGTGCGCAGGCTCAAGAGGGCGGCGCCGGAAGCTCGCATCATGGTTTATATGGGCAGAGGCAAGGCAACCCACCGCATCCACCTGCACATGCTATCCGAGGGTGTGCCGGAGGAGCTGATCCGCCGCCAGTGGTATCTGGGCAGCGTGGTGCGCATCGAACATCTGAAGGAGCACAACTACTATGATGGTGTTGATCACGGGCAGGACTATACCGGTCTGGCAAATTACCTGTTTGACCACTGGACAGCCGAGCAGGGTGGACACCGCTGGAAGCCGACCAAAAATCTGAAACAGCCGGAGCGGGAAAATCCGAAGGAAATCAAGCGCCAGTATACCGAGCAGAAGCCACCGCGGGCACCGAAGGGGTATGTCCTGGTCGAAAGCAAGGCAACAGGGTATGGTTACCTCTATTTTAAATATGTAAAGATTCCGGCAAAAAGAACCAGAAAAAATAAGGAGCTGAAATAGAATCGGCTCTGGCAAGCCTTGTAAATATGTAACGTTTTAGGGCGAAGGGAGGAAAAACGAGAGGATGAGAGTTGGTAGAACTGAAGCTGATGAGCAGAAAGCAGTACTCCAGTGGTGCGTACTGATGGAAGGGAAATGGTCGGAATTAGAATATCTCTATCATGTACCAAATGGAGGAAGCCGAAACGCAAAAGAAGCAGCCAATCTAAAAGCGCAAGGAGTAAGAGCAGGTGTCCCTGATCTGGAGCTGCCGGCAGCCAGAGGAGCTTATACCGGATTGCACATCGAAATGAAACATGGAAAAAACAGAGTATCCAAAGAGCAGGATAGATTTTTGATGGCTCTCAAGGAAATGGGAAGATGTGCAGTGGTTTGCTATGAGGCAGAACCCGCCATGAAAGTAATCAAAGAATATATGCAGCTAAAGCCAGGGCAAAGACTGGCTTGTGATGTGCTGCCCAAATACCCAGTTTTAAAATAAAAGGAGTATCAAACTATGACAAAGCAGACATTAGAGAGGCTTATCGAAATGCAGAAGGCAATCGCTATTTGTGAGTGCATTATCAACGACATTGTGGAGGGATATAAACTCCAGCTTGCAACACCCAGAACAGAAGAAGAGGTTCCAGACTTTATGCGAGAGGACCTAAAGAATATGCTTGCAGTTTTGCTTGAAAGCTACCAAACGGATTTTGAAAAAATTTAGGGGGAGATCAGACATGAAAGCAATCATCAAAAAGCCGGGAGAAAAACCAAGAGTAATCGAAATCGAAAACGAACTTTCCGCTCTGCAGGAAGCAGTAGATGGATATATTCAGGCGGTACCATTGGCTGCCGATGCCTGTATCATCTGCAATGAGGAGGGAAAGCTTATCGGATTACCGTACAACATAAGAATCCTGAACGAGATTTTTGTGGGTAATATTCTATTTGTGGGAGTAGCGGGAGAAGAGTTTTGCAGCTTGACAAACGAGCAGATCAGCCTGATTGCCGAGAGAATTTTGAAACAGGGAGGGGAGTTAAATGAGAATCCGTGTTGCAAGGAAGGTGTATAATCCGGTTGTAGAAGCAGGACAGGGTGCCTACTATGGGAATCTTGTAAATCCAATATCCGAATCAATGGGAGATACGCCATATAGGATTGTTTTCGCAATAAATCCTTTGAAGAGCGGAGAGATAGACAAGGTGCTGGTATCGGAAGAGGATGTAGATAAAATAAAACAACTTCGTGAGATTGCAATTTATCCAAACGGGAATGTAATCACCAGAAAGATAGGCAAGAACAGTACAACGCCGCTGGTATATTATTTGACAAAAGAGTATGCCCGATATATAGAGCATAAAAACGACAATCCGTTGGATTTTAGGAGAGAAAACATAATATTCCTTCGAAAGGAAACTCCGAGGGAAGAAGTAGGAAACTGGGACATGAGGTTTGGAGGAGCAACACGAACGTTGATCTCGCTGTGCATCCGAGAAAACCCAAAGCAGAACTGGTACGAACTGGTAAAAAAGGTAGCGGAAATGAAAAATTGCCCGATGGATGAGGTAAACAAGAAGCTTAAAGAATTTCAAGAGCTTGGTATGCTGGGGTATCACGATCAGGGAAACTGGAGGAAATGGGGAATATGAAATACAACCAATACGCGATAGAAGCATTGAAAGACAAGCTGATCGAGCTATCGATGAAAAGCAGCACACCGAAGAAGTATGCAGCCAATATGTTTGAGGCTTATGAGGTAATCAAACAGCTGCAAAACAATCAAAGATGGTACAATCCGAAAGATAAACTGCCTGAATCAGATTGTGGGGTGTTGGCAATCGTATCTGGCAAGCCCCGTCCAAATATCACTCTGGTGGAAGCTTACTGTATAGCGGAGTACGATGTGCAGGATGGGTGGATTGTGAGCGATTATCCAGAATGCACATCTCTAAAAATCGAAGCATGGATGCCGCTACTGTACTATCAGAGAGAACGGGAGGAATAGTCGATGGATAATAAAGAACTAATCAGAAAATCTCTGATGGGAGACAGGGAAGCGCAGGAGGAATGTGCAGAAAAGGGGATTGCACTCCCTTGCCCGCTGTGCGGAGACGATGTAACCATTACCGAAATCCCTGCACATAAGCACTGCATCGTAAATTTACCGGAGTACGGAGGTGGCTGCTTTATCGAGTGCGATAATTGCACTTACGCAATCAGCGGAGATGATGTGATGGACGCACTGAGAACACACAACGCCCGCCCTGCTCCACCGATTGGAAGATGTGGGGAGTGCAAAAATTGGAGTGAGGGAGATTGCTATCGGCAAGAGCTGACGAAAGCTGATGATTATTGCAGCTATTTTGAGCCAAGAGAGGAATAATTATGAAAAACGAACAAATGAATTTAGAGATGCTTTACACAGAAATTGCAGCAGCATCAAGCGTTGATTTTTCGGACAAAATCCATGAGTGGATAAAGGCAAGTGCCAACACCTACGGAACACTGGAGGAAATAAATCGGCTGGAGGATATAAAAACTCTGCTACTCAAAGGAATTGAGGAAAATAAAATTCTAAAAGTTGTCGAACTTGGAAAAGAAAAGCTGATTCTGGAAGCAATATTATTGACAGGGGAGGACAGCGATGAAAACTCAAGAAATCATTAAAGCCCTGCGCACAACGACCAGCCGGAGCAAGAGGGCACTGCTGGATGAGGCAGCGGACAGACTGGAACAGCTGCAGAAAGAAAAAGAGGCTTTAGTAGCGGATTTGAAAAAATTGGAAGAAACAGGAGAAATGTGTATCCTCTGTAGCCATTGCTGCGCTGGAGGAAAACCAGTCTATCAGCAGAGTGACGATTATCTGGAGTACTGTACATCCTGCGATGAGGCTTACAGCAATTTTAAATGGAGGGGAGCGCCGGATGAAAAGACAGATTCAGGATTGCTGGAGGAATAGCCGTGAAAAAATAAAAACCTTCGCCGTTTATCCGTTTTGGTAAACTCGCAGACAGAATATCACCTGTATCAACTCGCCCAGAGGGCAGGATATAAAGAGATCGGGCGAGTGATTGATAAACTGGTGCGGGAAAAGATGATTGCGCTGAAAGGAGGTAGCACCGATGGAATATCAAGAAAAATTCGAGCGCCTGAAGATGTATCGGATGCTCGATGCGAAAATCGCAAATCTTACCGAGGAACTGCAGGTGTGGCAAGCCAGGGCGACCAAAATCACAGCCAGCATCTCACAGGAACCAAAAACACCCGGTAGCGGGAACCAGATGCAAAAATGCGTAGAAAAAATGTGTGCAATC